GTATCAATCCAAGTATTTGAAGTTCCTACTTGAGAACCGCCCGAGACACTAGTAACTTTAACAAATGTTGCATTTGCATTATATAAAGTTTTTTGTTTTAATACTTTAGCCGTACTAATATCATTTGCATTGGAAACAAAAACATCTTGTATAACTGTTGCAGTAAAACTAGATAAATCTGATGTGCTTGTGTAGAACTTCACATCAGTCGAAGTTGCTGAGACAGTCCGAGAAGCATTTGCAGTCTGTGTCCAATTAACAATGTCACCGTTGGCAAACTTAGTATTTGTTCCCTTATTTGTAACAATAATAGTAAAATTTTGTTTAATGACATCCGAATTTGTTACCGGTGATCCATTAGCAAGTGGAACTATTGAACCGCCATAACTACTGAATGATATAGTTGCTGAAGGATTAGTTCCAGGATTAAATTGCAAATTGGGTGAAACTAATGTTGTTATGTACGAACTTCCAGTCAAACTTGAAACATATGGATTTCCAATCGGGAAGATCATTTCTGGATCAGAAGGATTCTGCAATGCGATATCCAACGCAGCATTCTTGTTTGAATTGTCAATTGTCGCAGTTCCATAATAAACTACAGGACTTGCTGTAGAGTTTGCATAAACTAAAGACTTGGAATTTTTCAAATCGAAAGTCAAATTAAACTTTGATGTTGTATCAGGTATACCACTCCAATTTGTATTTACGTTTGCAGTTCTCGTTGAGCCATTATATGACGTAATAGTCCTAAAATCTCCAGCACTTGTACCAGAAATTATCGAAATACCGACACCAACATATGCACCATCAATCGATGAATATGTACTAGGAAAATTGATAGAACTTATTGTTCCCGTTGAAGCAGCATTTGCAGTCAGTTGTTTAACTTGCAAATCATTCGTATAAAATTTATATATCGATGTATTTGGAAGAAGATCACTAGTATTGTATGCAAACTGTATATTTCTTAAATATCCTGACGCAACAACTGTGGAAGTATATGCAATGTTTGATGCTACATTAACGTTTGCAGTAGAAACACAATGAATATCTATTGGCTGAGCAGCGAGATATGCGGCACCCGAAGTATTTGTAAAAAATGAAGCGCCGTTAGCACCATTAACACTATTCACATAAAAATAACTACCATTATCAATAAAAACAGGAACATTAGTTCGTGTCTCAGTTGTCCTTGCTCGATTTGAATTTATATCAATCGGTGCTGGATTTTCTACTCTGTAACCGTGTACATATGCCAATCCTTTACCAACGGACATAATGTATTTGTTCGAATCTGATGTATTTGCTTTAGGTGTTAATTTAAAATCATTTACGACATAATCACCATTTGTTTCATAATCACGTTTTGCAAAATAATCATCGATAACGTTATATACTGATCCATCAACCATCTTAAAAATATTACCATCTTCAATACGGAGCAATTGTATAAAATTATCATCATCACCTAAATCTAGAGGTCTAGATTCTAGAGTAAGTTTAATTACATATCTGTCAGCACCTGGCGCTTGATAGTTGGAAGCACCAACAGCAGGATCCAACAAAGAAGAATCATTAATATAATCATAAATCGTTTCTGTAATATTTAAACCAACACGAACACTTGGAGAATTGTCATACTTCGACAATATTGTTGTCTGTGGATTTACTTGTACGAATGTTCCGTTGTTTACAATTATACCATCACCTCTGTCATAATTTCCGGAGATATAAAAAACACCCTGTGCAATTGATGCTACAGAACTTTTTCCTGTGGAATTTTGCAACAGCGCGGTAGCAGCAAGTGTATTAGTAAGCGAATCGTATATATTATCACCATCATTAAATTTATTTCCTGTTTTATAAGAAACAATTAATGTCGGAGGATCGCCAGCACCCAATGATGTGAGGGTAGATTCCTCAACGGCAATAACTTTAGCAACTACCGTTCCATTTCCATTTTGAATTAATGTATTTAATATATTAACTACGTCGATTGCTTTTCCACTAGCATCGGTGCTTTGTATTTTGATATAGTCACAATTTAAATTTGTAGTAATTTGACCGCCGGTTACTGGACTATTTTGTTTAAAAATGTTATCAGCGAATTTTGTAATTTGGTCTTGCAGTATGGTTTGAGCTTGTGTAAGTTCTCTTGCTTGAACTGCATATCCTGGTTTAAAAAGAATTCGGTGAAAATTTTTCGTTGCATCGAAATCGTCGTAATATGGATCAACATTAAAATTTAAAGCCATTTTGTTCCTTTAATAACCTAATACAAATTTGAGTTGGTCTATGCCGTCAACACTTCTAGTGATACTTGTTCTATTTTCGAGGTATAAAATATCACCGGTGTATGGCATCAATTTAGGATAATCTACTGCTAATGCGGTTCTTGTTGCAGTTCCTTTATCGCAATAAATGGGTGAACCTAATACTAAATCTCCTGATGTATTTATCACTCTAATAATATTTTGTGTAATATCAAAGTTAAAAATTGTTGCTTCAAAAATAACATTACCCGTCTGTGCATTTTTTTGAAATATACGATCATCCGGTAAATAATCACCAAAACCACCATCAACACTAATATTTGTTGTCAATGAGTAAATGTTTGAGTTGGCATAATATGGAAATGTATCTTTTGCGACAGGATTTACCATTACGCCAACTTGTCTATAGTCAATAGGCAAATTTCCTATACTACTAACTACGGGCAATTGACCACCTTCTGTTCCAACAAATTCAGCAACAATCATGACATGATTACACCCCAACTCGGTAATAGGATCATAACCATGACCACCTACGGGCGAGACTGAAGATGTTAAGATTGCACCAGAACCAGATGAAGATACTACTTGTGCTGTTGCAATAGAATACATTAAACCTGGATCAGTAACGATAACGTCAGCAATTACTCCGTTCTGAATTATTGGTATTGCAGTAGCAGTTACAGTACCATCTCCAATTATTTGTATGCTGGTATCAGTCGAAGAATAACCTGAGCCTCCATTCAAAACATTGACAACCTCAACATCTCCTAAACCAGGAACTACGATACCTTGCAATTCCAGTCCAGCAGAACTCGCTATATCTCTTGTTGCATAAGGAACTGGCATCCATTCGGAATCCATAAAAGTTCTTTTTAATTGGAGATTTATGGTATAGATATATTTCCACTTATATCCATCGGCTCCTTGAAATATATTGTTTATTCCATAAGTTCCTGGTTGTATTGAAGGCTCAATAGTTGAAGGATTATCATTATTATTCCACAGACATTTAAATACTTGATCATATCTATTTTTAACATAGAAATTTTTAATAATAAAGCCACTTTCATCTAGCGCAAGCATATCAATATCGTCTTTATAATAATCATATGTTACGCCGCTCTCCCAGTCTACGCGAGGCACAACAGGACTTATATTATTTTGTGTTATTCTTTTAGCCACAAACATTTTTTTCCAAACAGACTTTATAGTCCTTTGGTCCTGTGACGGCAAATCTGGATTATATTCATCTGGCCATGGCTCAACATGAGATAGGAATGCATATAATGTAATAAATGGCTGTCCGCCAGCTGCAGGATTTATAAGTGAAGATCCAAAAAAAACTTGCCCGACTGATGCGGACTTCACCATGTATGTTGAGAGTGATCTAGTAGTCATATTTTATTTATTAAGGATGTGCAATAGCGACAAAAGTATTTGCGAGGTCGCTATCGAAAGAAATGTACTTCGCATAAATTGTTGAAGTTCCATTTATAGTCCACGTTAATGAATTGGTAGTTGAATTTAAAGCAGAACATCCGTGTGTGAATGTTTGATTTGTTCCTGCACTATTTGTAATCCAAACATCAACAACTTTACCGGGAGTATAATTTGTAAATGATGCAGTTAAAGTAGAATTTGTATTAACTCGAATCACAGAATCATTTGCAAAATCAATTGTAATTGTCGATGGATTTAATGTTGTTGTTCTAGGTGTCCAAATAAATCCTTTTTGTGGTGTAACTACTCCTGAAAACTCAACAGAATCGGCATTAAATGATGCAATTTTTACCAATGTATTTGAGCCCATTCTGGTATTCCAAAACTCGATGCGTGATCCTTTTGCAATATCTGTATAGTTTTCTGTAGCAACGACATCAATACGTCCCACGCCAAATTGACTAAAGCCAGTCGCGCCCCATCCATTACCTGAAACTCTTAACAAAATATCGTTATTTTGTGTCGATGTTGGAGCGGATGCAGTACCCCGTGCGGTTCTTCCGATATATGCAGAATATGCATTTGCGCCATACGCATCCGAAACAATTCGCGTTGTGGTGTTTGGAAAACCAGTAATTTGTAGCATATAGCCACTATTCAAAGGTGATTGCGAATAATAATTATTAGCACCAGAAATAACAAATGCTGGTGCATTTGCGACTTGTGGAATAGCATTTACGGAAATTAACCCCGTAGATTTAATGCCCAAGACAGTAAGATTTCCTGAAATATTAAAGTTGCCGGCAGTAATAACATCGGACGTATTTGCAATTGCATTATTTGCTTTATCAAATGCAGATTGTATTTTTGTATTCTGCGTTAAACTAACTGCAATTAAAGAAGCAATATTAGCATTGGCGGTATTAAGTCCACCTTGTAAGGTAGTAATGCTGGCATTCTGACTATCTTCGACACCTTGTAGTCCAATTACCTGTGATATTGGTATCGATATAGCAGTATTCACAATTGTTGACACTCTACCGTTAGCAGCAATAGTCGTAACTGGAATATATGCTGCGTTACCATATACACCAGCGGTTGTAGAAATAGAAGTCGCATCAGTATTGGCTTGATTATAAGCGGATTGTGCTAGTGTGTTTGCTGAGTTTGCTTTATCGAATGCATTTTGTGCTAATGTGTTTGCAGCGGATATTAGTGTATTTTGACTAGTGTTGACTGCAATTAATGTGGTAATATTTGAAGATAACGACTGAGAAAATTCGTACGTTGCAGCATTAGTTGTTTGTTTTGTTCCGTCAGCAAATGTCAAATATGATTGAGTATTTAATGTCAATCCAGTATTCGTAAATTTAGCAACAATATTTGATGCACTTCCGCCACCAACAATAACCTTTACTTGACCAGTTGTTGTAGTTGATCCTATAATAAGATTACCACCATTTGAAGAAGTTGTGCTGCCTTGCACATAGAGATAACCATCTAATGGATAAATTGCATTTCCGATGTTATTGAATTCAAATCCTGGTTGATATGATTTGTTAGCAAAACCCATATCAATGAAATATGCGGAGTCCGTTCCACCAGAACCCGCATTGGCAGTAACAACTATATCAGCAGAACCACCATCATCCGTATTCACTAAATTGGTTTGTATATATGAGGCTCCACTTTGAGCAAATTGTGCTACAGTATTTGGCAAAGTGAGTGGATTATTTCCTACATTCAAATTCTCATTTGAATACAGGCCCTGTGCCAATGTATGCGCTGTCATTTTATATGTTCCGCCAGTCAACAAATCAACAGCGACAAACAAAGTATTTGATGTGTTTGCTTTTATTGTTGTCGTAGCAGGCAATTGCGATATTTTTACGATACTCATTTTTAAACCTTTTATTCTATTGTAATTATAGATCGAGTTTCAGTTGCAATATTATTACCGTCTTCTGTTCCAATTTCTGACAAGTATTCTACACCAATTGGACCATATATTTTAACAAAATCTGCTATTTCTGAGATATTTCTATTTATTGACATAAATCCATTAGAACCACCCACATTACTAGTTAGATTCGTGTCTACTGTAATTATTCCATTTACAGCATCAATTGTTTTTACGGTTCTACTTAAATTGTTTGCAATATAAATTGTATCGCCGGCATTAACAATATCATATAAAGGATAAGAAGTATTGCTATAGTTGCCGTTATTTATATAGTCGTAGGAACCAGTTAGTGATTTTACGGTAACAACATTACTTCCAGCATTACCTGAAACCAAAGCAACGCTTGGATATGTTAGCCAAACATCTTCATCCAAACTAACAGTTGGATAGTGAATACCTTTAGTACTCGTAGCTATATCTGCGGCACGATTTAACGTAGTTTTGGTAGTTGGTATATACGAAGTTGGTCCATATCCATACTCGGCTTGTGCGCCCCAGAGCAATACGCCATCTCCAACGGCACCATTATAGTACGTATAGGTGCTTTTATTGCCGTTTAACATTATGCTGACACCGGCATTATTTGATCCAGAAAAAACATTCGCCGTAACCCAACACCTGTACCAACCATCATTCATCTTAATTATTCCACTGGAAAGAACATTAGCACTGGTATATGTAATATTTCCTGTCGTCAAATTAATTATTGTATAAGGATTTATAACTCTATTCTTCGTATAAGCGATTAACCGAATATTTTTAACTTCTGCGGCTTTTGCAAAGACAGAAACTGTGCATATATTATTGTTTGCAATCGAAGATGGTAATTGGTATACATATCTATCTGTATTCGCAGAAGCAGTATTCTGTGTTAATTTTGAAACATTAGATGTTGCGCCCGTAGGATCTGTAGTCGAAATTAATCGAATTGCCACATTGTTTTGACCAAAAATACTCGGATTTTCGGATGCTTGACCCCAAGGCCTACTAGTATTTGCTTCAGCGGTATTTCTCAAATCTTCACTATATAATATTAAATTATTTGCAGCCGATTCAAGTAAAGGATACGGATCCGCATTCAAATTTATTACACTAGATCGATATCTTGGTTCATCAACCAGTGCAGTTTTTACATAACCAGTATATGAAGTGTAGGTACCAGTATTTGCTCTGGATGTAAATGATATTACTGAAGGATAATAATTATTTGCGATTGAACCCAGTTCAAGTTGTGGTCCCCAGACATATATTTTTTCACCCGTTGTGAAAGTATTTGCTCCCCCTATTTGAACAAATGTATTTCCTCTTGAAGCAGGTGTAGTTCGCGTCACGGAGAATCTTTGCCAATTGTTGCCTATAGAACAAGCAGTATAACTATTTGTTCCACTATCAGTTAAGAATATATTAGCCGACAATGTAGAGTCTGCTTTCATCCAAACTGAAAAAGTATACTGCGTAGAGTTTAAAGTATTGATCGTTGTATTCTGATTAACGTAAGAATCATTTCCGTTGGCGATGAAAATCGATGCACCCAAAGATCCATCAGGAGCAATAGCAACATTTGGTATTATTGTTGTATTTGCACTATTCCAGCTTCTATCAAAATTTTGTGAGAATACCAATAAATTCTCATATTGTAGTGGGTTTACAGCATTAACTTTGGAATAAGTTAGAATATTTCCATTTACGCTATTTGATATTTGTATGTAACTATCTTTAAATATAACATTGGCAATATTTGCGCCTGCAATATCAGGAAATACAATAACATTACTTGTCGGCTTATCGGAAGTCTTAGTAATATTTGCATATGATGCATGATCAACATTGGCGTCTGATAATGTTTTGCCATATCTTATGGAACTATAACTAGTCAACTTTGATAAGTTTTCCGATCTTATTGCGTATCTACCCAACACTTTTAGACCGGCTGGATGTAATAGTTCTAATAATACTTTTCTATATTTTTGGATTTCTTTTTCAACAGTAATTTCATAAGTGAAGTTATTGTAATCTGAACTTTGCAATATATCAAATGAACTTGGATGTCCAGTGGAATCCAAATATTCTCCCTGACTTAAAACAAGTCCATTTAAATATTGCGAATAAGCTTTTGCTGAACCGTCGCCATAAATAAGAACACCATTAACAGGATCAAATCGAGCATCCGAAATATAGTTATCACTATAGTTTATTGGTAAATTTCGGGTGGACATAGATAATTCTATATTACCCCGATCTATTTTAAGTGTTCCTGCACCGGCATCTGCTTTAGAGGTATAATTAAAAACTCTAATTTTATATGTGGAATAAGTATCAGGATTCATAGCATACAACAATTCAATAGAATCTACGATAGCTATAAAAGTTGCAACATTCACATTAAGTAATTCTTGATCACTTGCCTGCACTTGTTGATAAATTATATCGCCCTTCATGGGTAAGTTTGCATTATCAACACCAGTAACAAAAATATCTTGAACTTTTAGTGAAACGTCGGGAGATGAAACATATTCCTCACCGTAATTATCAATTGTAATTTCCGTGATTGATCCAACTCTATCAGTTTGTGGATTTAATTGTGCTCCTGCTCCCATTATTCCAGTAACAACCAATGAAGCATTTGAAGCAAGAACATTAGAAGAATTTACTGTAATGGTCGGTAAAGCATCAACTCTATATCCCATACCACCTAATGGATAAATGTGTTGAGAATCTCCGTACATGTAAGAAACTTTAGTAATAGAGCCGTTTGCATTCACAGATGTTACATTTGCATATGCTCCAAAACCAGAACCACCTGATAAGACAACGGTATCTCCGACAACGTATCCTTTTCCAGTTCCTGTACTGGGTATAATTTGAATTGGTGCCAATATTCCTAAATTGGATAATACAGAAATATTATTTTCATAATTTGTAGTGTATTCGGTATCTACCGTTGCCGTTGGTATACCTGTTATGCCACCGCCACCATTATTGACAACTACTGTTTTTATTGGATATGTTGGAAAAGAAACAAAATTTAATGCATTTACTAATTTCGTGTTAGCGTTCGTTGTATAACTTTGTAATGAATATGTCGTATTACTTACAGAAACGTTGGCTAACTTGCTCACAGTATCAATTGAAATGTATGTTGCATTTCCTGTAGAAGAAGTTTGATCTACATCATAAACAGTAGCTACCGCACCTAGAGCGCCAGATATTGTTATTTTTGATGTGACACTAGAGTTTGAACTATTACTAGGATATGATGTCAGGCCCGCAACATATCCTTGTCCCGCATTTTCAATTCTAAAAAATCTAATTGCTCCCTTTGTGGCTGAAGAAACGTGTGCTGTTGCTTCAATTCCGCCATCAATATCGGTGCCATTGTAAACCACAACAGGATCACCAACTAAGTATTTCTGTCCTCTATATTTCGGATCTATTGTTATTTTACTAATTTGCGTAACAATTTTCGATCTGAGTATAGATGAATTTTCCGTATTTCCATCGACTATTTTACCATCTTTAAAATACAATGTTTGATTGTTTTCATCAACAACCCTAATAAATTCTCCAGGCAGAAAAGTTCGTTGTATATTGGACAAAAATATTTGTATCTTATTGCCGGTTATTGTCGAACTTTCTATCGTGGCAATAGACTTACTAGTTTCACCAAAAAGTCTAAGATTATTTGTGTATAAAAAATTAGTATCAGTAGTTCTGAGTTTTACACCTTTAGAAACATACCATTTACCAGAAGATGCTCTAAGAACCGCCTCTCCGGTATTAAAGAAGTCAACGTCAGAATTATATAAAATTCGGAAAAGAAATTTATACGCAGCAGGAGTTCCTTTTGATTTATAAAGTTCTTTTGCTATTTTTATGACTCTTGTTTTATCAGCAAGCATGTCAAGTGGAAAATACTGAAGGAAATCATTATAAAAATAATTTAAAAAATCTTCACTTGTTCTATCAATATCAATATAATTTAATATATTTTTGGATCGATCAATAACATTATTATTTTGTTCCATCCACTCATAATAAGCTTGCAGGAATAAAACAAATTTTTCATAATCCGGATTATCCCGAATAAATTCGGGAAGTTGTTGTGGTATTAATAATGATGTCTTATTGTCAATCATTTACTTGTCTTCGATTTAACATTTACTGTAATAGCATTTGAGTCAAAATCATCAACTGTTATTATTCTATTATATGAAGATGAAATTATATTTGTTGCAGGCTTTGCTGATATTGCTAATTGACCAAATTCATTATCTATTAAATATGGACTAAAGTCGACCAATGTTACTATTCCAGTAGAATAATCAATTGTTCCCGCAGAAGAATTCAATATTTGTTTTACATTTTTTGTGTTATTGTAATACGTTCTCAACGTACCATATCTGCCCTGGAGTGATACAACCAATGCAGCAGATTGTCCAGTAGTATCATTTGCTTTAGGAGTGACGATAGCGAGGGCTGCCGTGTATCCTGTGCCCGGATTATCAATTACAACACTTCTGATTGATCCAGCCGAAACGATGGCATGTGCTGTTGCACCAGTACCATCTCCAATTATTTCAATTGTCGGAGTTTCTTGATAACCATATCCAGGGTTCAACACAGTTATAGTCTCTATTCCATTTGTAAGTGATGGTGATTCTTCTATGTATACGCCAGTAATAATATTATCTAAGTTCTTGGGATCTCTAAAACTCATTCCAGGAAAACTAGTAACACCAGAATTTAATATTCCTTTTTCTAATTGCGTATTAAAATATAATTTATAAGTATTTTTTCCAGACAAATTAGGATAAAACTTCTTTTGCAACTTAATAGAAAAATCACTAGAGATTATTGATGTATTATAATTCTGTATTGCTGAAAGTAAATCGTATGAACTGAATGATGAATTAAATGAATTCAATGTATTTTTAGCAAATGTTGAGATTGATGTTTTTACACCACTCTTTATTTGAGAAGATGTCATATTGGTTTTATATGCATCATAATACACATCTGCCATAATATTAATGTACACATAATCGGGATCAATAATCTGAGGAGATACTGTGACAACACTAACTGGTTTAACTATTTCATTAATTATTCTCTGTTTCTGCAATGCAGTTAGTGAATATCCTCCTGTAGGCTTTAAGCATAAGAAAATTTGTCCATAGACGGGAGGATCATTTTCTTCTCCGCCCCAAACATTAACTGCATCAAAAGAAATACCTAAACTATTTTGTTGTAGTATAGTGATGTAATCTTCTTTTGTGACTGCTCTATTCTGAGAAGAAAATGCTTTAGGTGCTTGATACTTTATTGAACTTATAGATTCTTTTTGACCACCTTTAGAAGAAGGAATTAATGGAGTTATAGTATAACTTGTCATTGTTGTTAAACTATCCATTAATACAAAATTATTCGCACCTTCGGAAGATAATCCATCAGTCACAATATATGATACAATAACAATATTTCCATCAGATAATTTTTTGCCTAGTATACCGTCACCAAAAGAAATTTCATATTTTCCAGTCATGCCTTCTTGCAAAAAATATACCAAAGATGATGAATTTAATTGCAAATAATTTGAAGATAATTTATAAACATCATAGTTAGTATTTGTTATAGATTGTTGAACATAAACACTTATTGTTGTAGTGTCTATCTTTGAGTCTGGTAATTCAAATACATATTTTGAATTTACAGTAGAATCAACAGTAAATGTATATGTTGTTGGAATACCCTGTTTAAGTTCAACGTTCGTTAAAACAACAGTATTTACGCTTTGACCAACATCCACTGTAATTGCTTCCACATTAACAAAATTATAATTTACGCCATCAATTGGTTCAGATAAAAAATTACTAAATTTAGGCAAAGTAAATGCTGTTCCAGGAATAACTCCATTTGCAGTAAAATTAATAATTGCGGATGGCGCTACCGCAGATTTTGGTGTATAGTTTAATAACTTTGCATGTGATATTACGGATGATCTTTGCAAAGATGAATCCAGAAACATTTCATTCGCAACCATATTCAAATAGTATGCATTATATTGTGTGTTGTATGCTAAGATATCCAATAACACCGACATTGAAGAGCCGGCAAAATTATAATCTTTAAAGGTATCTTGTGTCCTTAAATAATTAATAAAATTAGTTTTGATATTATTAAAATCTAATTCTGTGATTTGTACGTTTGTGTTTGACGACATTATCTCGACCTTTCAAGAAGTAAATTTACTGCCGTAGGCTGTGTATTGTTTCCTATATAAAACTGAAGCGTCACATTATATGCATTTTCATCTTCATTAGGCGAGACATTAATAAAATCGAGTTCAACTCTCGGTTCATAATTTCGAATAACATTTTTAATATCATTTTCTAAAAGACCAGCAGTTAAACTATTTACAGGCTCAAATAATAACTTATTTAAATTTGATCCTATGTTTGACTGAAAAGGTCTTTCATAAAAATTAGTTAGTAATAAATTTCTAACCGAACGAATTACAGACTGTTCATCATAACTCATAGCAACATCACCCTTAACCGGTATACGATTAAAGGTTAAATCTAAATCTGAATAAAGTTTTTTAAGTGTTGCCATGTTCTATTTATTGTGGTGTACCAGTGGACGATCCACCGGATTGAACTCCGGAATGTGTGTGACCCTGTAAACTAATTCCTGATGTTCCTCCTGCCTTAACATCTCCTGATGCGATTATACCGCCACTAACATTTACATCTCCTGTAATATTGACAGGACCAGTCAAGTCGAATTCAGAAGCTTTTGCTATTACTTTTCCTCCAGCCATTAAATTTACATCTCCTCCAACAGTAATATTACAAGTTCCTTGCACATTGATGAAATCATCACCGGCAATAATCTTATAATTTTTACCTACGACTTTTGTGACTTTTGATCCGTCAGGATGAATTTCGAAGAAAGTACCTGTTCTATGTGCTACATGTATTCTTTCGGCACCTTTTGTGTCATCGAATTCCATGACGTGGCCAGATTCAGTTTCTAAAACCATGTCATAGGGTGTCACCGCATTATAAGACGATTTTGGTTGACTCCAAGTGTCTCCTGATGCTGTTTCCACGCCAGTTGTGAGAGTGGAATTCTCACGACCTATAACAGTACTATCAACATTCTCATTTCTATATATTCTGCTGGTTGTAGGTTCATTTAATCGATTAGGATAGGAAGAAGATGTACCACCGTATGGTTGAGGCGCGGTTTGTGTTTGTTCTGTGGTTCTAGGATCATAAAATCCAATTCCTGGTTTTGCAGACTCGATAGGAATTCCAGGCAATACTCCCATTAAAATAGGAAAATGTCCAGATTCCGAATCTGCAAAAAAACCAATGACATAATCGCCTTCTCTCGGCGCACAAAAGCTTTCATGTGTGTTGGACGATATCATCGGTAAAGCCCAAGGAAGATCAGCCGAAGGTACCAATTGTTTATTTTCTGTGTGCCAGCCAAAAATGCGAACTTGGCATCGACCCAACTTCAAAGGATCCATTCGATTTTCAACAACACCCATCCACCAAACAAATCCATTCAAACCAGCAAAATTATTAATAGTTTTCATGTGATACCTTTCACGGTATTTTTCCAAATTGTACTGTTGTTATCAACGCTTGAGTATTGTGCGCGTGTGCTTTCTTTTGTTATTTCCAGTACAGTTTTATATTCGCTAGGCGTTATCATGTGTCTTACCGCAGAAATTAAATAATTTCCGGAATAAAATTCATTTGGTTTTTTTTCATTTGGATTCAATGATAGCAAATCAAAACCTATAACCATACCAGCAGTCAGTAAAGGATCACCAGGAACAGAAATTTTAATTCTTGCATAGTTTGTTAATTCTAATTGTGCAGTACGATATGGTATATAAGTTTCCGCAAAAATATCATGCCCAATTGAATTTGGTTTTGATTTTATGTAAGAATAATAATTTTTATTGAAATTTTAAAAAAAAAAGGTTCTCAAGTTTATTATACAGATAAATATATAAGCAAAGTTCCAAAATTAAGAGATTTTGATATTAAGTTAAAAAGCATTCAATTGAATAAAAAAAAGATTAGAGAATTCGATATAATTATC